TTCTTGAAGGTATTCGCTTCTACGTTAGTTTTGCTTGTAGTTTCGCCTTTGGCGAACTTAAGCTTATGGAAGGATCCGCTAAAATCATTAGTCTCATCGCAAGAGACGAAAACCAACATCTAGCTATCACTCAGAACATTTTGAACAAATGGCGCGATGGTGATGATCCAGAAATGAAGCAGATTATGAAAGAGGAAGAAGAGTGGACATATGCTATGTTTGATCGTGCTGTAAATGAAGAAAAGCGTTGGGCAGATTATCTGTTCAAAGATGGAAGCATGATTGGACTAAACGATAAACTTCTTCAACAATACGTTGAGTGGATTGCCAATAGAAGACTTAAAGCGATTGGACTAAAACCTCAATACGATATCTCAGCAAACAATAATCCACTTCCTTGGACTCAGCACTGGATTTCCTCTAAAGGTCTCCAGGTGGCTCCCCAGGAAACAGAAGTAGAAAGTTATGTAGTAGGTGGAATCAAACAGGATGTGAAAAAAGACACATTCAGTGGTTTCAAACTGTAATAATATACAAAAACTTTATTGGAGGGGTGTGGAAACTCCCCTCTTTTTTGTATAAAATAAAAATAAATAATTCTTAACAATACTTAACGCAAATAATAAAAAATGCCTTATCCTGTTACTTTAGAAGATTTGCTAAGTCAAAAGACCTCATTATCTTCAAGTTCCGAAGATTCAGTTTTAGATGTAAAGTCTCCATATGTTATTTTTGTCGGCAATGAAGGATCTGAAAAACTTGAGAGTAAGATACAATCAATGCTTAGTGATGTTGGTGTAGATTCGGCACCAACTAAAGTTTTTTCTGAACTTAATGGATTCACAGTAGATATTACAGAGTCTCAAGCAGAACAACTAAAGGGTGTCGGTGGTGTAAAAAGTATTGAAAAAGATTTACCTGTTTTCTTTGAGTCTCCTGTTGCCGAGGCACTAAAGTCAAGGTCAAGGTCTAAGTTAAAAACAAAAGTCACAACATCTTCGTTGTCAAGTTACAATGATGGTTTTGCTGGCACTGGAGAATATCTCCCTTGGGGAGTTCGTGCTGTATGGCAGGGGCAAGATGTTTCTACAAAAGGAAACTTTGCGAGTGATAGTTATGTTTTTGTTATTGATACAGGTGTATCAAATACAACTGGGGATTTAAACTTAGCATCTAATAGTACTTGGCACCGCAGTTGGATTCCTGGAGCAACTCCATTTACTGATGATGACGGACACGGAACACACGTAGCGGGCACTGTTGCTGCTTTGGCAAATGGTATTGGAGTTGTTGGAGTTGCTCCAGGAGCTCAAGTAGTTTCACTGAAGGTATTTGATAGTATTGGTAGTGGGGCAAGTTATTCAACAATTATAGATGCTATCAATTACGCTGTATCAGTAATTAATACTAACGGTTTAGATAAGAATAAAGTTGTAATCAATATGAGTCTGGGTGGACCCTTCAGTTCATCTCTAGACAGTGCTGTTAGAAATGCCGCAAATCAAGGAATTAAGTTTGCCATTGCTGCTGGAAATAGTGGTTCTGATGCTGATGGTTTCTCTCCTGCTTCTGCTGGGGACAATCCAAATGTCTTTACTGTTTCTGCTGTAGATAAGAACTATAATATGACATCCTGGTCCAACTGGGATGGAAATGACAGCGTTGACGATGTTGATGTTGCTGCCCCAGGAGCAGGTGTTCTTTCACTCTATCGTGGTGGACTTTCATACCTAAGCGGAACCTCTATGGCCGCGCCACACGTTGCTGGATTATTGTTAGCAGGTGGGGTTACTCGTGGAAGTCTTGTTAATCCTTATTACACTGGCACGGCTGACCCATTCGCTGTTGCTTCAAACACAACATCCACACCAACTCCTACCCCTAGTCCAACTCCAGTTGTTGATAAAGATTTAGTACTTTGGGGTACAACTAGAAGTGATGTAATCACAGGTGCTGGGGGTAATGATCGTCTTAGTGGAGTTCTTGCTTCTGGCACTAGTTCTTTTGCTATGGGTGGAGGACAAATTGATGAGATTACCGGTCTTGCTGGGTCTGATGTATTTGTTTTAGGTGACAGTCGTGGAGTATTCTATAATGATAGAAACTCACGTACTACTGGTACTTCAGACTATGCCTATATTAAAGATTTCAAATCTGGTGAAGATAAACTACAACTTCGTAATTCAAATTATTTCCTTGCCTCTTCTAATGGAAACTTATTTTTGTATTGGGATTCTAACTATAATGGCACTTTCCAAACAAGCGGCCGTAGCCAAGACGAACTGATTGCTGTACTGGGTGGTGTGTCTACATTAACTAACAATGATGTAACTTTCGTGTAATAATATAATAAAACTTTATAGATAGGGGAGACAACCTCCCCATTTTTTATGCCTAAGAATCAACTGACTAAAGACGAAATAAAAGTTCGTGTCTTAAAATTAAAAGACCAATTGTATAAGGACCACGTTAGACCAGAAATGGATATGAAAGGACTAGCCCATAAATATCTCAACGATGTCCTTGATATAATTGATGAGTACAGATATTGACTATGAAAACCCTTGGATGTATAATGAGGTTCCTTTTACCAGTGCTGATATTGGGGACAACTTTGGGTTTGTTTATCTCATTACCAATAAGCTCAACTCAAGACAATACATTGGTAGAAAATATTTTTGGTCGTTCAGAACGCCAAAAGGTAAAAAACGAAAAGTAAAATCTGAATCTGATTGGAAAAACTATTATGGGTCCTGTCCGGAACTTAAAGAAGACATTATCAAAACTGGTAGACAAAATTTTAGTCGAACTATCTTATCATTACATAAAACAAAGGGCAAAACAAACTTTGAGGAGACCAGACGACTCTTCACCCACAATGTCCTCACAGAAGCCCTTGACAATGGAGACCCCGCCTTCTACAATAGCAACATCCTCAACAGGTACTTCCGAAAAGATTATTATGGAAACACAGATTGAAAGTGAACCTGTGGCACAAGTTCGTGAATGGGCTGTTGAAAAAATCCAACTTCTTCACGATGCGGATAGGCATAAGAATGCTAAAGCACTTGCAGCAGAGTTTGATGAATGGATTAATATTCCTGATGGTGTAGAGGAACTTGACTATCTCTGTTTAGAAGATCAAGATTGGACTGACGAACAAGAGATTGATGTTCGGTAAACCAACTTCTTGACAAATCCTAAATATTCACTTATAATGTTAAGATTCACAACTATGTGAATCTTTTTTTATTATGAGATTTTGAGTGTGATTTAGAGCCGTGGGCGCTGCCCCTGAGAAGGGGAACTTCTCCTTTGCCTATACGGATGTAGAGTTCAATTAAATTTAGTGCAAAATTTCTTTACAGTAGCCCTGCCCCTTCTGGCAACGGTTACAACCAACGCGGCATCACTGCCATTCGTCAACTACAAGATGCAAGGTCCGCCCCCTCCAGTTCCTGGACAAGCACCTTTCTCTATCGTTAAAGAATTTGACCTTGTAGATGAAAAGAAGACAGCAATCCGAGAGGTTGCATTACCAAAGCCAAAAGAAAAAAGGCTAATTTGTAAAGGGTGTAATGAACATGAGAATGCTACCCTGGCATTTTTCCAGGAACGTGGTATTAAAGACAGAAACGCCCTTGCTACCATCATGGGTAATATTCGTCAGGAATCAACTTTTGTTCCTAACATTTGTGAAGGTGGTAGTAGAACCAGTTGGAGTAACTGCGGTGGCGGTTACGGACTGATTCAATGGACATCTGCCAACAGATATTATGGATTGGGTGATTTTGCTAAGAAGTATGGTGGTTCTCCATCATCACTTCACACGCAACTTCGTTATCTAACAAATGAAGTCCAATGGCAACAGATCGAAGACAGGATGAAAACTCCTGGCAAGTCTATCAATCGTTACATGGACTATGCGTATAGTTGGATTGGTTGGGGCCATCATGGTGCCCGCACTTCGTATGCTCATGATTATGCGTCCCGACTGATTACGGTAGAAGTTTGATACAATAAAATATAACAACTGAATAATAAATAGAGGAGAGCGGTTGCTACTCCTCTTTTTTTATGTTCAATTTTAATTTCGGTAAGAAGAGACCAGATAAGAAGCAGTTAATCATTATAAGCGCCATACTCAGTGCTATCGTAGCAACCCTTTCCCAATGCACTGGAGTGTCCCCAGAGCGTCTCTGGGACCTCCTAGACGAGGTGCAAAGGGAGTTCTTCCCACAGACCATAATCAACGATGTCCTGCTCCAAGACCCAGGAGTAGTGGATAGAAGAGTTGAGAGGGATGTGGATAAAGCAATCAGAGAATATGAGGCCTTGACAAGGGACTCCGAACCACCTAGGATACCTTTGCCCAGGTTGATTGAAAAGGCTCCAGATGAAGCTTTATGTTACTCAGAAGACTGTAAGAAACTTGGAGGTGAAATGAGATTATGTGCTCCATGGGTTGACAGTTGTAAGGAAGAGGATGTAAAATAGAATACATCGGGTAGGTGTCCGAGTGGTTAATGGAGGCGGACTGTAAATCCGCTGGCTCTGCCTACGGGGGTTCAAATCCCTCCCTGCCCACCTTGACAATCAAATCCTTAACTGATATGATTGTCCCATGACTCAATAGCTCAGTTGGATAGAGCAACTGCCTTCTAAGCAGTCGGTCGTAGGTTCGAGTCCTACTTGAGTCGCCTTGTCGTTGTGGCGGAATTGGTAGACGCGCTGGGTTTAGGTTCCAGTAGATTAATCTGTGAAGGTTCAAGTCCTTTCAACGACACTTGACAATCAAACTAAAATAGTTTATGATTGTCTCAATGCGAAATTGGTGTAGTGGTAACATCCCATCCTTCCAAGTTGGTGTCACGGGTTCGAATCCCGTATTTCGCTCTGAACCTTAAGGTTCTTATTCCCCTGTGGCGCAGCGGTAGCGCAGTTGACTGTTAATCAATGGGTCGCAAGTTCGAATCTTGCCGGGGGAGCCTAGGGCGATTAGCGCAGTGGTAGCGCACCTCCTTTACACGGAGAGGGTCGGGGGTTCGAATCCCTCATCGCCCACTTTCATAAATACTTACAAAAAAGTATAATGGAAACACTATATAAGTTATTATCAGATACTCAAGCAAGTCTTTTTGTATTGTTTCAAAAGACTTGGATATATCATTGGAACGTAGTTGGTCCTAACTTTAAAGAGTTCCACGATTTATTTGGTGCTCATTATGAAGCAATGTTCGAACAGATTGACCGTCTGACCGAGCATATGAGATATCTAAATATTAAACCAGTTCCTACTTTAACAAGAATTACTGAGGTATCTCACGTTGAAGAGGCAAATAGTTCTCTAGATGCTATGGGAATGGTGAATGACCTAATTAAGTGTCACGAAAAGATTATAGAACTTCTAACTCAAGTATCAGAAGAAGCTGAGAACCAGAAATCAAAAGGAACAATTAACCTTGTTGATGATTTAAATGAAGAACACGGCAAATTTATCTGGATGTTAAGGTCATTTACACAATGACAGGATTTATGAATTATGATTATAGTAAGATGCAGAGATTGCAACAGAGAATTAACTGGCACAAATAAAACTCAAGTTTGTGGTTGTCCTAATATGATGACCGTTAAAGGTGATAGTGTTTCGGCTGTTGACTTAAGTAGAGTAGTTATGGTAAACTCTACACAGAAAGAACAAAAGAACGTTCTAACTTCTCAAGATATTGCCTGGCAAGAGGCAAGAAGACAACGTAAAGTTCGTAGGTTAGACTTCGAAATTCGTTGAACTTAATATTGGAAAGGTGGTCGAGTGGTTGAAGGCTCCAGTCTTGAAAACTGGCGATGTGCGAGCATCCGTGGGTTCGAATCCCACCCTTTCCGTTTCATATGATACCAATTTAATATTTTATTTGGTTTTCTGTATCGTAGTGTTACAAAACGCTGACATTTTGTTGACTTTGAAATGTCTGTGATTAGTATATAATAGTAATACGTTTCACAGAAATGGACCAACATACTTACGAAAATTGGGTCCGTATTAAAGCAACTTTTGAGGAATCTGGTAATACTGATAATATGTTCTATAAGAGAGCAGTTCAGATAGTTAAAACCAGAATAGACCCTCTCGCAAAATTTTTGGGAGATGAGAAGTGATGGAACCACACGATGAATTTATTACAAGAACTGAAGTGCAGGAGATGATTGATGATGCCATACGACAACATAATCGTAATGCTTCGATTATTTCAATGTGTGTTGGTTGGGTTGTTCTTGCTCTTTTTGCTGAAGGTCTGCTTCGACTCATTGGAGTAATACCACCAGTATTCCCATGGCTAGACATTACCCTGAAATAATAGGAATTGTTTTCCTGTTGGTTTTTGCTGCCACTATGTTCTATCAAGGAACGTGTATTATACGAGGGCAGCGTGGTTATTCTCTGAGAGATTATCTTAAACAAGATAGTGAGAACATGCGTAAACGAATAGAAGAACTACTCAAGGATAAATGATTGTTCTAACAGAAGAGGATTTAAAAGAACTGCAGCAAAGAGTTCTGCAGTTAAAAATGAATGAACTATTTGAGGAACCATCTACATACGAGGATGAAGATGACGACGACTGATTGGCTTATATTCATTGAGTTCTTCTCTCACATCTTATACTTGTTTATTGCTTTTATGTGTGGGATAATTATTGGGTATATTGTTGGTTTTAGAGACGGAGGAATGTGATGTTTAAAACACTCTTGTTTTCCACTCTCATCTATGCTATACTGATGTTGTCTTGGATTTGTTCTCAATGATTTTCCACATTGTAGAAACACTGGCAGCAAATCAATTCTTTCTCTTTCTATGTGGGATGGGGTTGACAGTTATTCCTTTTGCTGGTATTATGTTTATACATAGAGAGAAGTAACGGGGTGTAGCGCAGCTTGGTAGCGCATCTGCTTTGGGAGCAGAGGGTCGCAGGTTCGAATCCTGTCACCCCGACTCATAAAAATCACTTTATGAAAATGCAAGAACTAGAAGAACTTCAATCCTTTACAGTCAAAGAGTTTCAATCTGATTTTGATAATCTAATGCAAAGAGTAGAAAACGGTGAATCATTTATCATACGAGACGGAAATAATAGCGCAGTGATAGTTCCTTACAACGAAACCATAAGGTATGCAATAGA